CACATCACCCTCGGAAACAGGATTGTTGAAACATTCGGCTTGTTGGGCTTTGGTTGACATTTTAGAAAGTACCCGGTCTATTTGTTCCTCCGAGTTCTTGGCTGGCCAACTACTTTTTCCGTCTTTGTTCCGGATATTGACAATGTCGTGTTTATCGGCACGTTTGGCAGCGCGAGTCACACAACAATCCCTGGCAATAATGTTTCCAAGTACCAGGAATAACAGCGGCTTCGAAACCGAACGAGTCATATATAAGGCGCGTTCAATCCAGTCGAAACGTTTATCGATGGTGTCCTTATTCCGGCAGTCCTCATCCGTATCAATATCGGTGATCAGAATTGAATCCGGGCGAAGGTTTTCGTTTTTCTTACCACGTGGAGACTGTCCGGCTCCGAGTGCTACATAACGAGCTCCGCATTTGGTTGTAAAGTTTCCGGTTTCCCAGGTTCCAAATGTTTTTTGTTCGCCGTAATAGGCGATGATGCGTTGATTTGCATCAAAGTTCAGCATGTACGGTTTGAGCAGATCACACGCGGCATCATACGAACTGGAGACAAAAAGGGTAAAGCGTTTTTTACCGGTCAGGTTCAGGAACATCATTACCATCATGGTAACGGTGTCTTTGGCCAGCTCGCGGCTCCAACTGTTTACCTCGTACCACTCGTCGTGTTCAACGATCCGTTTAATATAGGCCAAATGGAATGGGGCGAAGTCGGCGGTTGCATAGTTCGGAAACATATACTTACACCATTCAGCGGGACGCGCCTCGAGATACTTACGATGCTTTTCGATATCCGCCGTCGTTTTATTGTACTCTAGAGCCGTTCCGGTAATGAGTGCCTTGCGGTATTCGTCCCATTCCTTTAATGCCTTTTTTTTGTCAGAAAGTGATGTTGCCATTTACTAAGTTGATAGTTGACTGTTGATAGTTACGATTTATTCAATTCCGAATAGAATTGATTCCAGCGTTCGAGCGCTGTTTTTACTTCAATTGCCATGTGTTGAAATTTTAGGGTTATTACTTGAGAGTTGACTTTATATAGGAATTAAAAATTTCGGAGAGTTCCTTGGCTTTTTCGTTATCAACCTGGCGTAACCATTCGAGTAGTTTGATGGATACGTTTATCACGTCAACGATGCCGCATTCCACTTCCAGGGCTTTGAGGTCAGCCACCAGTTTACGTCGGATGTTTGACTCATCTTTATCCGGGAAGCGGTGGTTGTCGTCGCGGCTGGCAATGAGATTGTCGAGCTCGGTGAGTTGGTTGATGGTGGATCGGTAGCGTTCATCGCGGGTAATGGAAATGGCTTTCCGGTAATCCTCCCAATTGTCGGCTTTTGCCCATTTAGAAATTGTTACTTCGCTTACGCCGGTTTTTGCGGCGATGTCTTTTTGACTTAACTTGTCATGGACATATAGCATTTTAGCGTAATCGTAAATCTGATCCATCTCCTGCCGTGTGCGCTTTTTCTTATTCTCTGCCATTATTGCATGTTTAAATTGACCCCAACCCTACCCCCTCCCAACCTCCCCGCAAGGGGGAGGAGTTAGAGGCTTAAATAGGAATCTTTGTTTTTTATTGGCAAAATAACGGGTTTAAACGCTTAATCAAAAAAAGTACTGCCAAAGTGGCAGTACTTTTTTGATGTTGTAGAATTATATTGGATTTTTGCATCTCAATCGAAGCGCAATGAACTTTTCCAATGTTGAAAGAAACTTTTGAAAAGGCTTTAAAAACTAATAAATTGACATTTAAAATGGATCCAATCACTTTTATATTACTCGATGGCTCGACCACCACCAAAGATGTTTGCGTGTCGGTTGACGGTGTGGATACTACCCAATTTGAAAAAAATCCGGTGATGTTTTACCAACATAACGACTGGAATATGCCGGTTGGGAGATGGGCAAACGTGCGTAAGGATAACGGACAACTTTTAGCTGATGCAATATTTGATACGGAGGATACCGATAAGGATGTTCAGCGCATGATTAAAAAAGTGCAAAATGGATTTATAAATATGGCTTCGTGCGGGTTAGTTGATTTGGAATGTTCGGACGACCCTATGCTTTGTGGCGATGGTGCCTGCTGCATGGTAGTAACTAACTGCCGACTTCGTGAGGCTTCCATAGTTGCCGTTGGTGGTAATCATAATTCAATGGCCTTACGTTTTTATGACAACGAAGGTCAAGAAATAACCTTCGGTAAAAAAGAAAATGCCGCTCTTAAACTTTCGGATTTTATTGTAAAACAAAAAATAGAAATTATGTCGAAAACTTATTTAAAAACATTGAATCTGGCAGATAATGCCGACGATGTGGCCATTGGTATTGCCGTTGAAAAACTGGCGAACGAAAAAGCCGCTGCCGATGCCAAAGTGTTGCTATTGACCGATCAGGTGAACGCCCACGAAACCGCAAAAACGAATGCCCGGAAAGCCGAAGCATTGAACCTGACTGATGCCGCCATTAGAGATGGCCGTTTAGACGCAAAAGCCAAAGAATCGACGTTGAACTTGTTCGACAAAGATTTTGACGGTACTAAAGTGCTTTTAGAAAGCATTCCCAAACAGGTTAAACTGAGTGACCTCGAACTTGGCGACAAAGATGCCAAAGAAAGAAAAGAATTGGAAGCCATGACTTATTCCGATATTGATAAAAAAGGAAAAGTATTGTTTTTGCGCGACACTTATCCTGATTTATACAAGGAAAAATACAAAGCCCAATTCGGGGTAGAACCAAAAATGCCTAAATAAGGCTATCAACGAATTTAGTTAATAAGAAAATTTATAAAACAAACAATTAATTTTTTAAGGTATGAAAAAGACTTTTGGAATGGGACTTATGTTTAACCTGCTTATCGGGTTAATAATCGCAACATTTACCGGTGGAGGCGCATTCGCGGCTGTAGGTATCGGGGCCGGGCTGTCGGCCATTAAAACAGGAACGAGTGGGCTTCAAATGGCCATTCAAAAAGAAATCTGGCAAAACGATATTGTTGAGGCACTTTGGGCTGATAATGCGTTTTTAAATTTTGCGTTCAATGCCGATCAATATGTGTTGGCCGGGAAAGTGGTACATATACCGCAGGCCGGAACTTCCGTATCGGCAACAACTAACCGGACTTCTTTGCCGGCAAATGTGACAACCCGGACGGATACTGAGATTAATTATTCATTGGATGAAATTACTACTGATCCTATTTTAATTCCGAATGCTGATACTGTAGAATTAAGCTATGACAAACGTAATTCAGTACTTGCCGACAGCAAACAGGCCATTTCCGACACTGCCGCTTTGAACATATTGTTTAAATGGAATCCAACTGCCGCCGGTAATATTATCCGTACCACCGGAACTGCCGTTTCCGCTCATACTGACTTAGCTACCGGAAACCGGAAAGCATTTACCGTGGCTGATGTGAAAGCAGCAAACAAACAGTTTAATAAGTGGAATATCCCTACATCTGACCGATATATGATATTGGATGCTGATATGTACGATCAATTAATGAACGATTTATCGGCTACTCAATACCGCGATTTCTCGGCTTCACTTGACCAGGCTAATGGAGTAGTAGGTAAATTATACTCTTTCAATATTATGCAACGTTCCAACGTGGCCAGATACACCAACGCAACCACACCAGTTCCGGTATCGTGGGGAACAGCCGGTGATGTGGCACATAATGCAGCTGCAATCGCCTGGCATAAAAATTCGGTTGAACGTGCTTTGGGTATGGTTGACTTCTTTGAACGATTGGCAGATCCTACCTACTACGGTGATATTTACTCGGCATTGATTCGTGTAGGTGGACGTATCCGCCGCTCCGATGCCAAAGGTATACTTGCCATTGTACAGGCTGCAACAGCGTAAGGTTGCCCGTTTTTAAACTTTTCCAAAGTTCTAAACTTTGGAAAAGTTGATTAGATAAAAAGAAAACTATCCGTGTGTGAAAACCGGTGAAAGCATAAGCAAGTAGCCGGTTTGTTTACCGCGAATTATACGAATTAAGACGAATTACACGAATTATGAACTTGTCAAAAAACTTTACACTTGAGGAATTGACCGTAACAAAAAGCGGACTACCAAACCGGCCTACACAGGATGAGATTAATTGTCTGGGATTGCTCGTAAGAAACGTATTGCAACCTCTCAGGGATGAATATGGTAAGCCTATTAAGGTTAACAGCGGGTTTCGGTCATCACTTGTCAATCAGTCAGTGGGTGGAGCTCCAACGAGTCAACATACACGAGGACAGGCAGCCGATTTGAGTTGTGAAGATAATTCGGAACTCTTTTCTATTATCCGCGAAAAAATTGAATTTGACCAACTTATTTGGGAAGGTGGAAACGATGTGCAACCTGCGTGGGTACATGTCAGTTATAAAATCTCAGGAAACAGAGGTGAAATTTTGAAAATGAAAAACGGAAATTATACACGTATATGAAAAACAAGAAAATAGGTATTATCAGCGCCGGAACGCCATTTAATCAGGATTATAATTCCGATAAGGCTATTATATCCCGGCGAGAATCCGGTCTGCCGATTGATTACTTTTTCTATGTGAGGAAAAGCGGCCATGTAATTTGCATGCGCGACCTGCATGAGGCGGGCGGTTCTATTGATATTTGCTGGGAAGGTGGGATTAATGACAACGGCGAAGCCGGGGACACGCGGACTGAACAGCAAAAGCAATCCATTGAACGCGTAGTTAATGAATTGAGACAATATTTTCCAACTATAACCAAGGTATTGGATAACCCGATCGCTCAGGTTGACCTGCCTGAACCAGAAAACACACAAGAAAATGAAATGGCTGCAGACACTCCTGAGCAACTCTAACGATGCCGACGAAAAGCGTCTGATCTCCATTGTTGCCTTTATTGTACTGATTGCTATGGTGGTGCTGAATGCCTTTGAGATTCAGATTGATCACACGTTGATTTATGTATTTGCCGGATTGGCCGGAGGAACTTCATTATTAACCGTTCTCGATAATTTTATACAGAAATGACCTGGTACGAAATACTTATCGCTTTTATTTCCGCTTTTGGAGCTTTTAAATTGGGCGATTTTTTGACTTTGAGAAGTCAACAAAAAAGAGCCGCCGCCGAAGCCGACAGCGCGGGAATTGACAATGCTCAAAAAATTGTCAATATGTGGGAAAAACTGGCTGACAAAAAAGCGAAAGCCGATTCGGAACAAATCGCCTCGCTGAATAGCCGCATTCTCGACCTCGAAAATTTAGTCAAGTCCTTTCAGAAAACAGTTGATAAATTTACCAAGGCCATTAATAAAGCCAGGGAATGTCCCGGAGCGGATAATTGTTTAGCGTTAAAAGAACTCGAAAAAACAACACAAGATGAAAAGTAAATCTTTATGGACGGTTGTCCGTGTATGTATGATATTAATTGTGGTGGCACTGATTGCCTTAGCCGCTGTAAGTTGTAAGCCCGCGGAGCGCATAGTTAATCACACGGAATACGTCAACAAAATTAAATACGACAGTATTTACGTCAATCAGCACGATAGCATTTATGTAGAAAAAAACGGTGACACGCTGCGTGTTTCGGTATATAAAACTATATATAAAAATCAGATTAGAATTCAAAAAGATACGGTAAACAAAACCGACACACTGACCGTATTACTTCAGGGAAAGCCTAAAATTCAAACGGTAGAAATTCATGGTTTTTTTTGGTGGGTTGGACTTATACTGTTTATTGCTCTTGCCGCATTCGCGGGCTTCAAACTGGTGACCTGGTCGCCTGTTCAATCAATTATCAAAAAGCTTTTAAAAATCAATTAAACAATACTAATTATGTCAGAAACAAGAAATTTAGGCGTAGCATCCATTCAAATTGGTGCTATTGCAGCGGATGGAGATGTATCCACCACTTTTGCCGCTTTGGGCGTGACTTATAAAGACACGGCAGAATTTACTCAAACACAGGATGCCGACACCGAACATCTGTGCGAGGAAGCCGACGAACCGTTTGCCATTGTTCCGGGAATCAAAAAAACTACGGTTAAGTTCGCTATTACCGATGTAACTCCTGCCACGTTGGTGGCTATTTTGGGCGGAACCGCCGCCGGAGTTGCACCCGCCGATACCTGGACGGCACCGGAAACCAGCGATATTATGGAAAAATCCATCAAGATTACTCCAAAATCGGGTAAAGTAATCACATTACCCCGCGTGAGCCTTAAAGCCACTATCGACTATAAATTGTCGCGTGCCGGTATTCTGAAGGTAAATATCGAAGGTCGTGTACTCACTCCAACAAAAGCCGGAGTTGCAGCGATAAAATTGGGATAACGTTGCCCCCTAACCCCCAAAAGGGGGGATAAGAGTGGGGAACAGTTTTTTTATAAAATAGCCGCCAGCATCGGCGGCTATTTTTTATTACACAGACACATGGAAAAAGAAACTAAAATCATTGCTTCCCCTTTAGGGGGTCGGGGGGCTGAAATTGAACAAGCGGCAGCTCTCGCGCTGCTCGACAGGGGCGCGGCATTTCATATACCAGCGCCTTTTTTATTGAGGTTATTTGGCAAAAAGAAAATCCGGATTGTAGTACGGCGGTTACGGCTGGGAACGTTGCTTTATTTGACTGAGTTACCGACCCCTACTCCATTAAAAGATGTTCCGGTCGAACTCGCTAAAAAGATAAAAGACACAGGAACTGAACCGGTATCGGTTGATCTGAAGGCCATCAAGGAAAATCTAAAACCGGTTTGCCGGATCGTAGCCAGTTGCCTATTGAATTCACATTGGAAAATCCCGCTTTTTGCAAGGCCATTCGGCAGGTACCTACGACATCATTTAACCGGTGACCAGATTCAGGAACTTATCATGTGGCTTTTTGTCTATGGGAGGGCCGAAAGTTTTACGAATACTATCAGATTTATAGAGAAGATGAGGCTGACGAATCCAATGAATCTGAGTCCGGAGGTGAAAAGGAGTCAAGGAGCGAAAGTTCCCATAGCCTTTTCGGAATAATATACAGCCTGCAAAAGGAAACAGGCTGGACGCATAAATACATACTCTGGGGCGAAAGTTGGCTCAACATACAGATGAAATTAGCTGACGCACCGCGGTTGATCAGCGGCAGCCGAAAGAAAACAATTGAAACGGATGAGGAACTGGAGGAATTTCTTTTAGATTAATTACGAATTAAAACGAATTACACGAATATATGGAACCTGTAAATATTGATTTTATGCTCGGCGGAAACGTGGAGCAAGAAGGGCCGAAAATAGAAAAGAAGTTTAATGACATTACTAATGCCAGCAAAAATGCTGTTGACGCTGTTACGAAAACGGGTCAATCGGCTGTTGATGCCGTAAATTCTAATATTGAAAAGACAAAAGCGTCAGTTGCTAAACTTGAGTCGGTTGTATCGGGGTTGAAAAAAACGTTAGACGGGGCCGCGCCCGGAAATGCCAAGCAAAATGCCGTTTTAGATTTAAATGAGGCAAACCGAAGCCTCAACGCTCAAAAAACAATTCTTTCCGGGCTTGAACAACAACGTAATTCATTAATCAACACTCAAAAGCAACAAGCTGAAGCCAATAATAAGGAGGAAGGATCAGTAATATCAATGGTTACATCTCTTTATAAATGGGTAGTAGGATTGGCTGCGGTAAAATATGCGCTTGAGATTGGTAAGAAAATAATAGAATCAACAGAGGGCGCATCTCACCAACTTGAATTAGCAACAGAATCTGTCTCAACCGGAATTGATTATCTATTTAAAACTATTGCATCCGGTGACTGGTCTAATTTTACCGAAGGCTTGACTACTGCGGTTAATGGAGCAAGGGATTATGTAAATGAGATGGAACGTCTTCAGAATCTAAAGAATGAACAGAAAATTAAATCGTCATCTTTAGATATTCAAGTTGGAGAGGCCAGAGCAGACTCTTATAGTACAGATCCTAAAGTTGTAAAAGAGGCGCTCAAACGTATTATTGCGTTACAAACACAAAAACTTACAGAGGAGGCTAATCTATATAAACAAGAATATGAAATAAAGTTAAAACGAGTAGCTTCTCTGAATGGCCTAAATGAGAAGGCGCTTGAAAATACAATTAAATATTACAGCGCCAATAGAAAAGCAATAGAAATTGGCGAGCAATACAACCAGTTTAGTGCAATTAAATCAATCGCTCCATCTCAGGGTATGAACCCACAACCCGGTAATGAGGCTGAATATAATCATGCTCAGGAAGAACTAAAAAAATTGACAGCCGAAGCAAAAAAAGAAGGTATTAACCTTAATAACGCATCAAAATTAGCTCTTAAATTTTCAAAGGTTAGTTTTCCAGAACGCAATGAACTTGCAGACCTGCTGGCAAAATCACAGGACGCAACAGCCGCCATAAATATCAATAATAGACGTGATAAACAGCGATTAGTCGGGATAGAAAAGAAGGAGGAAGATGACGCCGCAGTTGCTGCCAAGAAAGCAGCCGAAGATAAAAATAAACGCATTAAGGAGCAACTTGATTATGCGTCGGAAATTGGGAAAAAACGTATTGCTAACGCCTTTGAAATAGAACAGCAACTTTTGAATGCAGAAACAGATGGTGCAGAAAAATCGCGCAAACAGGCCGATCTTGATTACCGGAAGAAACTTTCTGATATTGAAATTCAAAAGGCTGAATATATTAAAAAGCAGAATTTGATTAGTGGAGGTATTGATAAAGCCACCGGTAAACCTACAGCAAAATATAGTGAGGTAATTCCGGAGGTTGATCAGCAACAATTTGAGGGGATGAAAGCTGCTGCGATTAAAGTAAGAGATGCTAAATTAACAGAAATCCAACTAAAAGAGAAAAAAGAAATTGACGAGTTGTTATTGATGGCCGCCAGGTATAGTGATGAACGCCTAAAAATAGAAGAGGATTATAACCTTAAAATTCAGAAACTTGCTCAAGCCGGATTTGTCGTTCAGGCTGCCGCTCTGGCGGAAGAACGTGACAAGAAAATCAGCGCCGTTTCGACCCGTTTATTGGAAGAAACCGACCTGTACAAAATGGCAACCGGAAAGCAGCTGATGATATCCAAAGAACTGACAGCCTCTTTGATAGCGGAGATGAAAAAAAGGATAGAAGCCGATAAAACACTTACGGGTGAGGATAAAACCAAAATGCTCAACAAGCTCAACAAGGCCGACTATACGGTCAATAAAACCGATAATCCGTTTGCCGATCTTATTGATGGCGTGGCCAAATATAAAGCGGCACGTGAAGCGCAAAGCAAAACCAACGCCCAAACGGATATTGAGGGGTTTGCCAAATTGGACGATGCCGCCAACAAAGCGCAAAAAGCAACATTGGGAGCTGCTGCCGTTGCGTTGCAGGGAATCGGTTCTATTGTGTCCGAGGTGGCTAACACGCTTGATTCACTTGGTAAACTTTCGGATGAGGATAAGAAAACAGTTGGTCAGGTAACGGGGATGATAAGCGGTGCGGCTAATCTGGCCAATGGAATTGCCACCGGTAATCCGATTGCCATCATTCAGGGCTCTATTGAACTGTTGACCAATGCCTATCAGCTATTTGATGTGGAGTCGAAGAAAAATGCCGAACGCATTGCCAACGATCAAAAGAAAATAGATGCACTTTCTAAAGCGTACGATAAATTAGGGGAAGCTATTTCCAAAGCATATTCCACCGATAAAGCCAAATTGATAACCGACCAGACCAAAAATCTGGAGGAACAAAAGAAATTGGTAGAAGATCAGCGGGCAGCGGAGGAACAAAAGAGCATTTCGGCAGAAAATAAACGGAAAAGTGGAATTTTCGGTTGGATAGCCGCGTTACTATCGCCCGAAACTGATCAGAAAAAGATTGACGAATATAACAAAGAGCTCGACGATATTGCCAAAAAAGAAGAAGCAAATAAGGATGCTTTAATTGAATCGCTCACCGGAACATCCGTCAGTTCGGCCATTGATGAATTTGCCCAGGCTTATGCCGATGCATTTACAACGGGCGAGGACGCTGCCGCTAAATCGGCTGATGTGGTAAAGAACCTGTTTAAAACGGCATTGCTCGAAACCTTAAAAAAAGATTTGCAGCCGGGTACCAAACAATTAATGGATGACCTTTCGACTTTCATGTCGGATGGGATAATCACAGCACAGGAGCAAGCTGTCATTGACGCTGACAAAAAAACGTTGGACGCAACGGCAGCTAAGGATCAAAAGATGTACGATGACCTTGGATTAGTTGATACGTCTAAGTCATCAGCAAAAGGAATTCAGGGTGATGTAAAAAATATGACCGAGGATACCGGTAGCGCGTTGGTGGGTCAAATTGTGGCCATGCGGTTAAATGTGTCCGGAATTTTGGCAAACTATAAAAACTCTGCTGAGATGATGAGTCAGCAAATTGCCATTCAGCAGCGTATTGCCGATAATACGGAGTTTTGCCGAAAGTTAGACAGAATGGACTCGACCATGGAATACTGGCGGGTAAATGGTATGAAAGTGGTTTAGTTGGTAGTTTATAGTTTATAATTAAGATTATGACAGGAAAATGGTACTTGAACGGAAGCGATTTGTACACAACGTATGGAGCCGCTATAAAGAAAGGTAGTTACAACGAGTTGTTATTGCCACCCACTCCGCGCAAACGGTTGGAATATGAATATATTGATCAGAACGGTATATCGGTTGACACAACCAGTGCGCTCACTTATGCAGCCAGGCGTTTTAAAATGTTGTTCATGTTGAAGGCATCGTCCGATACGCAGTTTTGGATACGGTATAATGCGCTGTTTGCGGCTTTGGCAATTCCCGGAACTTTTACGCTTCAGATTACCGACCTGAATAAAACGTTCACGCTACTTTATGAAGGCACCTCGAAAGTGGATAAGCTCACTAAAATTGCCGGAGCTACAACTGTTTTTGCCGTTTTTGAAATTAATTTCTTACAACCTCAGCCGTAAATTGTATGACTCCCAACGAAATGAAACAACGAATCCACGATCATATTGCAGAAATAAAGAAATTTCAGCAGGATCAATTGCCAAAAATTATCGGAGTGGAAGCGGTGAATCATTATAATGAGTCATTTGTTAACGAGGGCTTTGAGGATAAAGAGATAAAAAAATGGCCTGATGTGAAACGTCGCAATCCGGAAAGTGAATGGTATGGTTTTTCTTACCGGAGCAATTCTGCCAAACCGGGTGTAAAGGCGGGGCATGCCCCGTCTGATAAAAAGAAAGGTCTAACAAATTTTTCGCCTGAAGCGACAAAAAACAAGATTTTGATAGGAACGGCGGATCTTAAAAATTCAATTCATTATGTTGTGAAACCCGATCGTGTGACTGTAGGGACGGATAAGCCCTACGCAGCTGTTCACCAGTTTGGAATGCCGGCAAAGGTATTTGGTAAAGCCGAATTTATAATGAAAGCCCGTCCTTTCATTGGAAAATCGGAAGTATTGAACGACAATATTAGAGCAAAAATTGAAAAGGAACTAAAGAAAATATTTGAAAAATGAAAGAGCTATATCTGGCATTAATCACGCCAATAAAAAACACCGGAGCCAAATGGATAGACTTTGACAGCGGACAGTTGGAGTCGGCAGACTTACGTAAACCATTGAAATTTCCCTGCACGTTGCTCCGCTTTGCTTTCA